GGTACTGCATTGACATTTCTTGTTGTAATATACATGTTCTGTTATTTTATTAATGATACGTAATCTAAATCTATAAACCATTCTTGTTCATCTTCTGGTAATCCTGTAACTCTTACCATAAAACCCCTGTTACGTCTAGCGGGTGAGTTTAATACCTGGGTGATAATACCCAGTTTCCCGGATAAAAATTTCAGATTGACATCAGGAATGTCACCAATCTGAACTACATCATCTACTTTTAACTCCATTCGTTTTTATAATTTTTGTTTTGTTGAAAAATTGATTGTATTCTTTAATTCGTCTTTGTCTAATTGACGGGATTAATTTTTTCTTATAATAGCAAAACCCTATATATTCATGATAAATATTTCTATCTCCATTTTTTAATTTATTAGCTAATCTGGAGGACAAAACTTTATTTTCTCCTATATTGTAGGCCAACATTCCAAGTAATAATGAGTCTTTACCGAATCCTTTAAATACTATACATTTGGATTGTAAGTCCTTTATAACCAATAGTCTTGCAAATTCTTTTGAAATGTTGTGATTGAAATTATCGTTCTTTGTTAGTTTGTGACCGTAGCCCACATAAGGATAGTTTTGTTTTTCGTGCCAGCCTTCATGTGCAATTATAAAATCTACAGCTTCTTCAAATAAATCAGTTTCAATTGCTTTGGGTGTAATAGGATTGTTATCAGCAAGAATTAAAGGAAAAATAAAGATGATAACTACTATTACAAGCAGTTTTATTTTCAATTATGTAATACGATTAATTGTGTATTGAACCGAAGATATGGTTCTCATTTGAATGTTACAAAGGTAGAAATAAAAAAAGAGTTATCAAAATAATATGACAACTCTTTTTGATTAATTTTATCTTTTTTCTTTTAGAATAGATTTGATATCAGAACGTATTTCTTTGATGTCATCTCTTATTGCTGTTACTTGTGTCATTGTAGCCTCAAATACTGATTTGTCGAGTTTTATATCATCTATTTTTTTGTATTGATCGTCTACTTTAACTTCTAGTAAATTGTATTTATGGTCAAGTTCTTTTAGCTTGTTCATGTTCTCTGTATGCTGAACATAGAGAGTGACAAAAAAACAAATAACCATTACTACAAGTCGGAGGTTGTTTAATAGAAAATTTTTCATAGTGGTGTGACGGTTTCGGGTGACGTTGTTATTATTATTTGCATTGCTTCTGAAAAAGCACGAATTAGTGTTATTGATATTTCTGTATTCCATATTCCGTAAGCAACAAGTAAAAGTATAATAAATATGTATATTGCTCTTTCTATTTGTTTTTGAGTAAACTTATGCATTTTTCTGAGGTACTATAACATTAAATGTAACATTGTTTTCTCCATTAATTGTTACACCAGAACCATCACCGGTCTTAAAGCCACAAATATCTGCAATCGCTTTGGCTGCATTAACGCTGACTGCTCGTAATGGAGCTGGAGATAAATCTATTCCCCATTTATCTTTGTATTTTGCTTCACGTGTCTCATCCATAACAGAAAAAAGAGTTTCGATTACTCTCATTTTCCTGTATAAATTTTGTTCATCGCTGTCAAATTGATTTTTCAATATCTCCCTAATCCTATTAGCTATTGCTGGAGATGCTAATAATTTATTTGAATCTATAGCAACTTGTCGTTTATTAGTATATCCAAATACTTCTTTATATACTGCTACTGGATTTCCTGAGAGTTCTTTTCCTCCAGAACAAAAAAGTTGGCAGAATTTTTCTTCTTCTTCTGATAAAAGATCTATTGAAGATATAGATTGAATATCAGATGCCATCTGTTTTTGTAATATTTGATTTCCCTTCAAAGAAGGAATTTTGATTGTTTCTTTCTTATCCATAATCCTATATTGAATTTAAGAAACAGGGAGATAATACATATATCTCCCCGTTTTCTAAGAATAGGGTTATGGACTAACCCTTGTTTTTGAATTTCATATCTTCTAATATAGTTTCAAACAATGCTTTAAAAAAAACGTTTGACATGGCCTGACAAGCATATTCGGCATCATCTAATGAATTGATTCGGTCCATATTGAATTTGGTTTTTATTCCATATCCAGATATTTCAGCAATCATTTCATTTCCATCTTCTGAAGATACACCATAAACAATAAGGTCTGAATGAGCATTAAATGTTACTTTTTCTTCCATCTTCAGATTTTAAAATGTTTTCGTGTCTTTTCTGCTTGCTTTATTAAACCAGAACTATCTCCTTCCAAACCATTTCTCATTCGATTGGTAAGAATTGTAAATATCCCAGAAGTAGCTTCTACATCTGCCATAGAAGAGTGAGCATCAACTAGATCAATTTTTAACTTTTCAGCTATTACCTCCAATTTGTGACTAGTTACTTCCGGGTCATTAGCAAAAACTATTCTACTTAATGGTAACGTATCAATAATTGTAGGTCTGAAATTGCCATATATGTCTTTATCTCCTTGGAACAGAGATGCAAACTCTTTCATTTTACCAGTATAAATGAAGAATTGATATAGCATGTTTATGTCAAATGGAATGTTTTGTCCGACAATAATTGGTTTATATGCTTTTGACTTACCTAATGTACTATTGGAAATGAAAGCAATAAAGCTGTCAGCAACTTCAAAAATATCCTTACCATTCTTTTTTAGAAAATCAAACGATAATCCAGTAACATCCAATGCTCTTTGGTTATATTCGAAATATGATTCTTCTTCTTTATCAATTTCTCTTTTTGTTCGGAGCTTCTTTGCCGGATTAGGATTAAAATTTCCTTTTGGGTATGGCTTGATATATTCATCAAACTGTCCAATTATTTCAAATGTATCTAGGCGAATCATCTGACATGAAAGCTGGGTGATAGCACATGTTGTAGGATCTAATCCTCCAGTCTCTGTATCAAGAATACAAGCTGTATATATCTGTTCTTCTTTCTGTACTGCCATTATAAACTAAGAGATTTAAGTATTTTTTCGTTGAATTCTTCTATTGTACCGTTGTTTTCAATAATACAGTCATAGAATTCTTCTGGTAATCTTTTTCTTGAGTTGTCCCTTTTTATCCTTTCTTTGGAAACACCGGATTTACGTCTGTTTTCTTCATTGCGTTTTATATAAACAGGAATTATCTGATACATTAGAAAATTAGTATGGGATAGACTTTTTAAACCAGCTTCATCAATTACATAAGAACAAATTTGGTTTCTTTGGATATCTGAATGGAGAGCACCGTATTGATAATCCCCATATCTAGTATATGCAATGAAGTCTCTATCGTTATGAAATTTGTTCATCATTTTTGTACTAACAAACCAATGGTCAACTCCATCTATTTCACCATTTCTTATTGGTCTGTCGGTATAAGAAACTATAGACTTGATCCCCATAGTTTTTTCAAGATATTGACTCATGTATGTTTTGCCGCTTCCTGATTGGCCAACAATACAGATAATGATAGGTTTCATTCGCCTAGTACAGTCAAATAAGAATTATTCCCCGTGATTCTATTTTTCAAGCAAATATTCACCTGGTAATCTTCAAAAATATAATTGAGTGCATTTTTTACTATTTTACCCACCGAATTGCAGTCATCAAAAGCTCTGTTTGTTCTAGCTTTAGCTACAGCATCTTCTTCTTCACGTGTTAATGTTAATCTATACGTAGTATTACTATTTACTATATGATAGGGATTGTTCTTTAATCCTCTCATCTTCAATACTACCGCTAAATCTTCATTAGATAGGCGCATTCTTCTTTTCTTAGTTTTCTTCATTTGTTTAAACAATTTCTATAAGTGAACCTTTATACCCTTGTAAAATATTCTGCGATGAGAAATCACTCCATTTCACCATGCAGCTCATCAGTATCATTTTATCTTTTGCGTTTGTCAACTTCAACTTATTTTGTTCATATGCTTCCGGCCAAAGAAGTAATTCTATTAGCTCGTTGTTTTGTTGAAGAAACAATGTCGCAAATGCTTTTTTCTCTTTAGTTTCTTTATCTACATAACTCTTTTCTTTGATTTCTACAATTGTTGCACATATAATCGCTTTATTACCGTCCATCATCATATCTCGACATTGGGCGATGTCTTTGTAACTAATGTTTCTGATTTTACCTTTAAAATCCGAATTGTCGTAAACTCTTCGATAATCAACACTACCAATCCCACTGATTGCAATTTGAAGCATAGACCAGAAATAATGCTGAGAGATTTTATCTTCAGGAAAATCGTTCTCTGATATTTCGAAACCAATTATTTCTGATGCTTTTTGTAATAGTGCATACCTTTCAATAACGGATAATGCATTTTCAACTTTGTCGAAGCATCCGGAAAGAATCAAATTTTTAACCTGGCGAGAGTTCACCGGGCACCTATCTTCACCTGGGAGCTTAAGTAATTTCTTTCTAAAGATTCTTCGACAGAAATCTTCTAATGAACTATATGGACCATTTTTGTCTCGTTCAGAAATGATATAGTTTACACTTTCTCCACCAACAAACTTAATTCTTGATAATGACCAAAAAATCTCATTAGTTTTATAGTCTGTAATAAATTCAATGTTAGATACATTAATGTCTGGATGAACTATCTTACACGAAGAAGCCTGTTCCATTTCAGCCATAAGAGATGAGATGTTTTCATCTTTTGCATATTCTAATGCTACCGTATAAAAGGCTGTTGGATAGTTAGCTTTATACCAAGCACCAATGTATGCTGTAAGAGCGTAAGCTGTTGCATGAGAATTACATGTAACAATTCCATTTCCAGTACAGAAAGTATGGTATGGGTTTTCCATTTCAACGTCATATACTTCATCAAATCCTATACTTTCAATAGACACAATATTTCTTAGTTCAGTATATAGACCTCTTTTTCCCATTTTTGTACGCCCCATATTGTAATGTGCTTTCTTGTGACAAGACACACAAAGGGTCATAAGGTTTTCAAAATTGCAATTAGCATGGTTTCCATCAATGTGATGTATTTCCAATCTATTGGAACTTTTATCACATTGTTCACAACTATCTTTCATCATGAACTTTCTATAATGCTCAAATTTTACATAATCGGAATCAGGTCTTTCTATAAACCCCATATGACCTTTTTTAGAATTAAGTTCATATGAAATAATGTTATCATTATTATGATATGTTTCGTTGTTATATTTACCCTTGTCTGTAAAACGATATACAGTATCTTGACTAATGTGCCCTATATTAACATACATCTGATCAACACCAACTATCAATTCATCTGTTCTTTTTAATCCATTTGACGTTGGGTGTTTATGATTACATGTAACATCTATTGTCTTACCATCATCGAGAGTAATTCGGTATAATTCTTTAACACCCATATAACGAATATCTCTGATTCTGTTTGATACTAGTTTGTTTTCTTCATTTAAAGAAAATCCTATTCCATATCCATAAGTTACATATTTTACTCTTAGATCAACATGCTTTGTTTCTTTTGCATAGTTTTGATCATTCATGATCTTATACATTTCTCCTATAGTCGGTTTCCATTTACCACCATGAGGTCTATAGATCATCTCTTTTCCCGATATACATTTATTAAACAGATAAGTTCCAGCTGATTCGAACATGCGCCAAATTGCTTGTGCATCTTCATCAGGACACCCCTTAGATTTAGCTCCGGTCATGAATTTATCTTTCATAGCAAGAATCTTATCTACTTTCTTTTTACTGATGTGTTTTACAAGATGAACCCCTTCAGCCAATGAAAATCCGCCAATTTCACGTGCCATTCGAGCTAAATCTTCTTGATAACAGAGTTGGGCGAAAGTTTCTTTCAAAATATCATAGGTCCCCCATAAGTAAACTGGTTCTTTTGTCCCATTTTTACAATCAACATAATTTTCAGTTGATCCTGATTCAATAGTTGCAGGTCTGAATAGTGCATTTGCAGCAATTAAATCTGTAATTGATTCTGGTTTCATATCCATTACAAATTTTGTCATACCTGCTGATCCAAACTGGAAAATATTTTGCGTATAACCGTTTACAAATAGACGATAAACCTTCTCATCTTCAAGTTTATCTGTGATGATATTTAAGAACGAGGTTTTATCCGAATACATTTGTACTACGAGATCATGTATTTTTTGAAGCTTTGTTAACTCCTTAATCCCAAGACAGTCATTCTTCAGTAGTCCCACTTCATCAATAGATGCTCCATCAATCTCAGATACCAATATGTCATCAATTTTCTTTACCGGCAAGAAATCGAAACATTCCATTGTTTT